TTCTCAAACGAGTTGGACATGGCGACATTGTTCACTGGTGAAGTTGAGCGTCTTGCAAAGAAATTGAACACTGCTGGTGGCGCATTGTTGGACTACCCAACAATCAACGACACTGCAACAGACGCAAACTTGACTTCTGAAGCGGCGGCTGTAACGGTTCAAGACATGACATTCGCAAACGCTCAGTTAAGCGCATACAACTACGCTTCTCAAGTGCGTGTTTCAATGCAGTTGCTACAAGACAATGCATTCGATCTGAACGCGTTCTTAGCTGAAGCAATGGGTGAGAGAATCGCTCGTGCAACAAACGGAGCATTCACAACTGGTACTGGTTCAAGCCAGCCACAAGGGATCATCACTGGAGCAACTTTAGGAAACACTGCGGCCTCTGCAACTGCAATCGCGGCTGACGACATCCTTGACTTGATTCACAGCATCGATCCAAGCTACCGCAACAAGCCAACATTCGGTCTTATGGCTCACGACAACGTGATCGCAGCCATTCGCGCTTTAGGTCTTGGCTCTGCAAATGACTTCCCAATCTTTATTCCTTCAATGGAAGCGGGACAGCCAGACAAGTTGTTCGGATATAACATCTACTACAACAACGATATGGAGTCAGCAATTACGACTGGCAAGAAAACATTGTTGGCGGCTGACTTCAGCAAGTTTGTTGTTCGCTCTGCTGGTGGTGTTCAAATGGTACGCTTGAATGAGCGTTACATGGACGAACTCGAGGTAGGCTTCGTAAGCTACGCGCGTAAGGACTCAAAAGTTCTTGACACTCGTGCAGTGAAATACTTAGCTCAAGCATAAGAGTATGAAAGTCAGATTTTTGAAATCTGTCTCTGGAAATGGATTCCACTATCGCAAAGATGCGGTAGTGGAGATCCATTCAGAAGAGATGGCGCTCGACTTCTTGAATGCAAAGTTTTGTGAAGTGATCGCTGAACCAGCGAAGACACGCGCGAAGAAAGCAGTCAAGAAAACAACGAAAAAGGAAACACGATAGAACATGGCATTTGATATTGTAACTGCGGCGGCTTCTGAGCCAATCACTCTTGCTGAAGCGAAGAACTTCTTGCGTGTTGATCATTCAGATGACGACGACTTGATCAATGCTTTGATCACTGCGTCTCGTCAGATGTGTGAAGAATACACTCGAAGAATACTTGTGACAACGACGATTGATGAATACTTTGACAAGTTCCCTACAAATTCATGGAACAACTTGTCGAATCTCATCTATCTCTCGAGAGGCCCAGTCACTTCAATATCTTCTGTCAAATATGTCGATGAGATTGGATCTGAAGTCACACTCGCTTCTGATCAGTATGTAAACGACTTGATTTCAGAACCTGCAAGAGTGCAATCAACTGCTGGTTGGTTTGCCGCCGCAGGAGTTGTGAATCAAGTCATCGTCAGATACGTTGTCGGAACTGATGTCTCAGCAATTCCAAAACCGTTGATTCAAGGAATGATGCTCGTCATCTCTGATCTTTACGATCAACGCGCTGATAGTGTGAAGAGATTGCCGACAGCATCAGAGTATTTGTGGAACCCGTACAGAATCTTCACTTTCTGATGATCAAACAATCTGGACAACTTGACAGACGCATCACGATTCAGACATTCACGTCTTCAACTGATGCATTCGGTCAACTCAACAAATCATTCACAACACTTGCTTCTGTTTGGGCGAAAGTTGTTGAAAAGTCTGGATCTGAAAATGAGCAGTCTGATCAACTCGTTGCGGTGAAAAAAGTACATTTTTTCATTCGCTATCGATCAGACATCAATGAAGAGATGCGTATTGTTTACAATAGCAAAACGTATAAGATTGAAGCGATCATCAGCGATGAATCGAGAGATTCTTTTCAGCGTATTGAAACAAGACTCACAGACTGATCATGGGGACAACTGCTGAAAGAATGATGTCTCGAAGTTCTGTTAAAAGCAAGAACTTCATTGGCTTTGAAGAAGACGTTCTCATGCGTGAGTTTCAACGTGCATTTAAAGAACTCGACACGCTCTCAAATAGTGTTGAGACTAAAGACATCAGAAAAGTTCAGAGAGCGTCTCTGAAGCCTATGGTGGCGCGTTTCAAAGCGAACATCACTGATGAATCAAGTTTCAAAGTGTACAGATACGGCGGTGTGTATGCAGAGATACCGAAAGGTACTTTGAAGAAATCAATCGGCATCATCAACACTCGAGTCAGAAAACACCAGACGTTCTCTTCACTCTCAGTAGGTGCAAGAGTCAAAGGCAGATATTCTGATCCAGAAAAAGGTGGTTGGTTTGCTCACTTCGTTGAATACGGATTCATCAACAAGTACGGCCAGTATGTAAAAGGAGCGAACTTAGGTTTCGCTGAGAAAGCAAAAAAAGGAGGACTCTCTCTCGTCAGAACAACATTCAAGTCTCTGATGAAAGCGTTTCTTGACAAACAAGTAAAAGCGTCACTTAAATGATTGGTAAAGTCATCAAATACAAGTTTGACAATGATTCTGATCTGAACACTTTGTTCTCTGGTCGTGTCTATCCACTCGTTGGCGCACAAACAGCACAACATCCTTTCGCGATCTATGAGATCGTAGTCAATGACGCACAGCGTTCAAAAGACAGCGACTCACATCTCGATGAAATGAATGTCAGAGTCACAATTGTTTCAACATCTTATGCTGACACACAGAACGCTGTTTCGTATATTAGAAACGCATTTGTTCGCATGAATGAAACGATTGAAAGCATTAAAGTACAATCGTGCTCATTCGACGGTGAGCGCGATTTGTTCAGTGATGATGAAAGAACTTTCTCTTCTCAAGTAGATTTGATCTTTCGCGTTTCACTTGATTAACTATTGAATAATAAAATAAAAACAAAAGAAAATGGCTGCAACAAGCATCATGAACTCAACTGACGTTGTGATTCAAATCAGCGAAGATGATGGAACAACATACGACATCATCGGCCGTGCAACATCGGCATCATTAAGCGTGAGCATGGAGACTCGCGACACAACCACGAAAGACTCTTCTGGATGGCAAGAAAATCTTGAAGGCTTGAAATCTTGGTCATTGAGCGGTGACGGACTTGTCACATACTCAATCTCTGGAGATTACGACACACCAGACGATCTGTTCACATTGTTGTCAAATCGTACACTTGTGAAAGTGAAGTTCGGTTCTGCAACATCTGGTGAAATCGACTACACTGGCGACGCTTATCTCGTGAGCTATGAGCAGGAAGCTGGAGTAGAAGAAAATGTCACCTATTCATTCGGATTCACCGGAACTGGTGTACTGACTCAAGCGTCTGTCGCTTAATACTAAACAACAGAGAGAGCATCGAGAGATGCTCTCTTTTTAACAACATCAACAAATATGGTTCAGATAATAGAAACAAACGAAAGAAAACACGCAGTCAGATTTGGATTCAACGCATTGCGTGAATTCAGTCGCATGACTGGAACAACACTCGCTCAACTTGAAGATCTCGGTGTTGACATCACTCTTGATCAAGCGATCACTTTGATGTATTGCGGATTCAAAGACGGAGCGAGAAAAGAAAAAGTGAACTTCAGATACGACGTGTCTGACATCGCTGATTGGATTGATGATGATGAAGCGTTGATCGAGAAAGTCTTCGCAGTATTTGAAGATCAGTTCAGTGCAAAGAGCGAAAAAAAGAAGTAGGCCGACGCGAAGCAAATGCAAAGCAGTCGACTTGGGATGATCTCGAGTCATTCGCGTTCGGTCAAATTGGTCTCACGCCAGTTGAATTTTATGACTTGACACCGAGAGAGTGGACAAATTTAGTCAGCGGATTCAACGAACGAGAGAACAGAAAACAACAAGGTGAATGGGAAAGAACGCGTTGGCAAACAACGCTTCTGTTGAATGTTCACACAAAGAAAACGATCAAGGCAAGAGATTTGATTGTCTTTCCTTGGGAGAGTAAAAACAAAAAGCACAATATCTGGACGAAAGGAGAGATCATTGATGTCATAAACAAAAGAAACGAACGCGCAAAACTAAAGCATGGCCAATCTCTCAAGTCTTAATTTTCGCCTAACGGCAAACATCGCACCGTTCAGAAAAGGTCTGAACAAGGCTGAAAGATCAATGGATCGTCTTGGTCGCAAGATGCAACAAACCGGCAAGAACATGTCGATGAAGTTGACTGCGCCAATCGCGGCATTGGGTGCGATGTCGTTCAATGTCTTTCGCGACTTTGAACTTGAGATGGCTAAAGTCAAAGCAGTATCTGGAGCGACGGCAGATGAATTCAAGTTGCTCTCTGATAATGCAAAAGAATTAGGTCGTTCAACCGTCTTCTCAGCGCGTGAAGTTGCTGGTCTTCAATTAGAGTTTGCGAAACTCGGTTTCACTGCAAAGCAAATTGAAGGTGTCACTGAAGCAACGTTGAATCTCGCTCAAGCATCTGGTTCGGATCTTGCGAGATCAGCAGAAGTTGCCGGTGCGACACTTCGCGGATTCGGTCTCGACGTGAATCAAACAACGCGCGTCACAGATGTCATGGCGAAATCATTCGCATCGTCAGCATTAGATATCGAGTCTTTTGCTGAAGGCATGAAGAATGTTGCGCCAACAGCGAAGAGTGCAGGAATATCTTTAGAGCAAACAACAGCGATGATGGCGATACTCGCCAACGCGGGTGTGAAAGGTTCTAAAGCTGGCACACAATTGCGTCGCATCATCTCAGAGATTGAAACTTCTGGAAAATCTACATCAACTGCACTGAAAGATCTCTCTGAAAAAGGACTTGATCTCGGCGGTGCAATGGACGAAGTAGGTCGACAAGCACAAACAGCTTTGATCACTTTAGTTGATAACATTGACGGAATCAGCAAACTTGACGAAGAGTTTGCGAACGCTTCTGGATCAGCTAAAGAAATGGCTGACATCATGGACATGACATCAGCCGGTGCGTCAAAAGCACTCGGCTCTGCTGTTGAAGGTCTCGCAATTGAATTCGGTGGTCTGATCTCTGTTGCATTGACACCAGTGATCAAGAAGCTGACGCAGTTTGCAACATTCGTAAACAATCTTCCAGACGGATTGAAGAGATTCATCGCGATCGTTGCAGGCCTTGCGGCCGCAATAGGCCCTTTGGTTTTTGTCGCTGGTTCTTTAGTTCGTGTGATGACTGCACTTCGCGCCGCTACGATTTTGCAAACGATTGCAACTGGTGCTCTTGGCGTTGCAGTGCAACTCGCAACATCACCAATCACACTGATCATGATTGCGATCTTCGCATTGGCGGCGGCGTTCATCTATGTTCGAGAAAATAGTGAAGCGTTCTCAACTGGTTTGAGAAATGCATTTCGCGACGTGGCGAACTTTGTTTTGCCTTTAGTGAACACGATGATCAAAGCGTTCAACAAGATCGCTCAAGTCTTAGGAAAGGACTCTGTACTGATTGAGCCTTTCGAGAAGTTTCAGAGAGAAGAACAACCGATCTTGAAGTCATTCAAAGAAGTCTTCGGCGGTGTAGCAAGAAGTCTCGGCTTAGTCAAAGAAGAAGCAGAAGAGACAACTGAAGAACTTGGTAAACTTCCACCAGTAGTTGATGAGATCAACAAGTCAACTGCTGGAGCAACATTCGGGCTCAAAAGAACAGCACAAGCGTTCATGGATTTGCCGAGAAAAGCGAAACCAGCTTTGATGGAGTTGAAGCCTTTAATGGTTGCAATGAAAAAAGAAATGGTTGATTTTGGAGCTTTAGCAATCAGTGCTGGAAAAGCTGTTCAAAATCAATTCGCAAGATCACTCGAAAACGCATTCGGAGTTCTCGAAGAAGGCGAAACACGATTCGGTAAATTCAAAGAATCAATGATCTCTGGACTGAGAAGTCTCATCACGCAATTCATCGCGGCTGCGATCGCGGCGTTTGCTCTTGCGGTTGCTGTTCG